GCATGACTTACCGCGTCTCCATGTCAGCGTAACGCGAAGCGAACTCGTCGGCCTCGATGGTGATGTATGCGGTCTTCAGATAGTTCGAGAAGCCGGTGTTGCCGTTCACGTCGTAGAAGACAGGAGTGATCACCAGATCCGCACGGACAATATCCGCGGAATCCAGGACACCGACGGTCTCCTCAGACAGCAGGGTCTTGACGCCATCCTCGACCATGTAGATCTTAGGCGGCTTGACGTCGAAGCGAACCTTAACGGCGATGTAAGGACGCTCCGGGTCCGGGTTGCCGTCGACATCCTTGGAGTACTTGACGTTGATGCCGTCAGCCTCCATCTGTGCTGCGAACTCCGCCGGAACCTCACACGCGAAGGTGCGAGCTCCGGTACGGTTGTACTTGTCGGGCTGACCGCTGAAGTTCCTGAAGAAAATGCGGGTGTCAGAGAGAACGATGTTGTCGAGTCGGGGGTTTGCCATGATAGGCCTCTTTCCGTGAGTTGTTTCAGTTTGCAAATGTGAGTCGGTATGCGGTATCCAGGAACCGAGTGAGGGTTTCGTCCTCAGTCTGCGGTGCCGAAATACAGCGCTCGATGGATTCTTGCTCATCGCGCCGACCCTGCGTGTTGTAGGACTTACGGCGATGAATGAGAGTGGGGTAGACGTTACCCTTGCGAGATCGGTACGTGCTCAGCTCATACGTCTCCTTGACGTAACGCATGTACTTGCAGGTCTTCTTCTCGGCGATGATCTGACGCTCGACACCCAAGGCCTCGATGTCAATCGGGAAGATATGCCACCCGCTATTCAACCAGATCGACCCGTCACTCAGTCGTTGGGTATTTTTCGAGCTCATTGATCTCGCCTTTGTACTGATGGATCTGCTTCAGCTTCCTGAAGGCCCGTTCGAAGTCCATATGAATCGCGTAGACAGTGCCGTCGCTGACACTGTACTCATTTGCGAATTCGTCTAACATATCGAGAGCCTGATCGTGCAGAAGCTGAAGTTCTTCCCTCTGCTTTTCGTAGTGATTCAATTCGTGTACGCTCCTTCGTGCGAACTTGCTGCATCTCCTTGTAAAATGCAGTCCAGAGATCGGTGATCTCTGTTTGGTTTCGGTCGGACCAATAGGCATTGGTTAAGGCCCACGTAATAGCGGCCGTCATACCCATTAGCAGAAATGAGGTCATGCTACGAACTCCTCATAAGAACCGAACTGTTCGATCTGTTCTCGAGCCTTCTCCACGAGATCCTCGGAGTACCGAGTATCGATCTCAGAGATATGGTTGAGGCCCAGAACGACTGACGCCTCTTTCCAACGATATCCCTTGGTGCCGTTGACTGCGTCCTTGATATCGCCGTTAGCGCTCTTGCGTAAAGCGATACCCCCTCCACAGCCAGACTTGACGGGGACGAACTGTCCGACCTTACCCACGAAATGCAGGTAGTGGTCATCGGGGTTCGCCTCGTTGAAATCGAGGTATATGGCAGTCTGTACTGCTCGAGTCTCAGCGTAGTCATTCGGCGTGATCTCCTCCTTGCTGAACAAGGACTTGAACACCACCGGATGGGCGAACTGAGCACCCGTGGCTGTCCAACCGCTGCCGTGCTCCTCATCATACTTGGCAATATAGACTGCATCGTTCACGAGCGCCATACGATCATATGTCGCCTCGTGCTCGAAGTCGTAGCCGTACTTCTTACCAAAGTCGACGACAGCCTGAATAACCTCAGGCGTGGCATTCGGGATCTTAATTGAGTCCGTCTTAATATGAGCGACGGTGTAACCAAGCTCCTCCTGCACGTAATGCTTGAGGTCAATCATGAACAAGGCTCCACGCTTCGCGACAATATTGTCGACGTTACGCGGATCCTTGCAGGGGTTGTCGAACTTAGCGCTCGTCAGACCATATACAGAGTTGATAACGATCTTCAGAGCAAACGCCAAGGCATTCGTGTCGACACCTTCCTGAATAAGCGGCATAAGCGCTCCATCGAAGAGACCTTCGAGCTTGTCGAGCTCATTATGCTTTACCAGGATACGTGCCTTCTTGATGTCACTGAATCGCTGGGTGTAGGTCCCAAACAGGTTCAGCTGCTCGAGAGACGTCGGATGCATCGACGCAACATCCAGTAGAGCCACGTTGTGGTGAATACCTGGCTCTGCGTAGACATAGCCGCCTTCGCCAGTCACCTCTCCACGATATGTGGACTTGAAACCGTCGAAGTGGTACCCCGGGAACATCTCCGAAAGATCCGTGTAGACGAAATCCTTCTGAGGGTTCTTCTCTGTGCCGAAAATGATTCGACATGTGTGTGAGTTCGTGGAGTGATTCTCTGTGAGCCCGGAAATACGGGCCAACATCTGACGGGCAGTCCAGTCGTCCTGGAGGTGCTCGAATACTGCCTCCGTGGCATCCACGTCGTTGTCGCAGTAATCCGCCACCGTGTCCCACAACTCTTCCGGGACCGGCTGATCCCAGTCAAGGTCGAGTTCCTGGTGCTTCAGGCCAAGCTCAATCTCCCACTTCTTCAGACTCTGCTTCTTCGAAGAGAAGTCGTAGATGTCTGCGTACGAGACATTGTATGCCTCGGAGAAATAAGAGTTCGGGCTCTTCTCGATGATCCTCTTCGAGACCATGTAGAGTTCCTTGTTGTTGTACCCCAACGTTGCCGCGTAGATAATATGATTGTCATAGCGACGGTTGTTGAAGCCCGCCAACTTGGCGCCCAGCAGAGTCTTGACCTGCTCAGCAGTGGGGTTGATAAGACGCATCTTGTTCTTATCACCACGCTTCTTGTAACAGATCACGAAGAGGTTCGGGAACACCTCGATGTCGAAGAAATAGATGTCTCCGTCAGCGACTGGAGCCACTGGTTCTTCCGAGTCGTTTTTGAACTTCATCTGCTGGACCAGCTTCAAGCAGTACTGAGCGTGGTGTGTCGATCGCATCGCGAATGCAATGATGGAATTCCTCGCATCCGTGACGTCGTACACCAAACCACTTGCGGAAGCATCATCGAGAATCTTCTTGATGAACTCCACCGAAGGCTTGGTCCCTGGATGGATCTCCTTACGGAGGTTCCGAGCAATAAGGTTTCGAAGACCTTGCTCTGTCTTGACTACGTCTTCGCGAATCACTTTTGGAGACTTTCGAGGTAGATCTTCTGGTGCCATCGCAACGACCGCCTCATTGGAGACGGTGTACTTGCGTCGGAGTGCGGTCTTTCCGGTAAATCGCTTGATCTCGATTCCCGGAGCGAATTCCTTAGCGTACTCGGCAGCTGGATCGCCCAGGCGGTAGTGGAGGTGAATTCCTCCGCCAGAACGGGACGTTTCTGTGTATGTCGGAGGCCACTTGGACGCTTCTGCCAAGTTTCGCTCACGAGATTTGTTACCGCTTGGATCTTTAAGATCGAAGTCAATAACAACCATGTTCTCAGGTATCTGAACATAGTGTTCCTTGGTTGTGTCGATATCTTTCAGAGTTGTTGTAACGTCACCCCATCGCTTAGCCGGCTTGCCGTCCTTTGAATACTGCGCAGGGCAATCCGCATATAGCTCGTCGATGACGCTGGGGCATTCCTTCAGCTCGATGGTGTGCTTCGATTCGGGATTCTCAACGAGTTCTGCCTGAGCGAACTTATCTTTCTTGAATTCGAAATATACGCTTCGGTACTGTTTACCTTCGATTCGAGTGCGTTCCTCGAAACCGGTAAAATAGTTCTTCAGTTCCTCACGGAACCGGTGAAGCGGAAGTACGTACTGTACAGACGCCTGTTCACAATATCGCTTGTAGGTCTCATACGCAGCCTTGAGAGTCACGTACTCGGCGCTCTCAAACTCGAAATATGAGTCCTCCACGAAGTTGTAGAACACATCAGTCTTGTACATCATCTGAATCGGACGATAGTCCTTGTAGTACGTCTTGCCGAGACTCTCGAAGACCTCTGCACAGTAATATGCAATGGCACCGAGCTCTCGAGAGATTCCGTCCATCAACTCACGATACTCCGTAGGAGGGATCTTGTTGCCGGTGGGCGAAATATCAATCAGACGTCGGATGATACCAGACTGGGCATCTGTGATCTGTACCGGCTTGTTAGTAGCCATGTACAGAAATGAGTCGATCCGAGTCGTATAGACGGGCTTGAACTTCTCGTTAACCTGCATCTCTTCGTGAGAAATAATGCTGTTAAGCTGAGTATTGTCGTCAATACGACTCAGATCGCCATCGTGCTGGAATGCGACGATCGGATTCGTCTTAAATGCCGACGCGGCAAACGCGTTGTTGGACTTGGCGAGAGACGCTGCATCAAACGCTGTGTAGTAGCCCTCGAAGAGCTGCATCAGAATATTGATGAGTGTCGACTTACCAGATCCAGGCTTGCCGTACAGCACGACGAACTTGTCGAGAGTGCGGGAGGCACCCGTGACAATGGCACCGATAGACCATTCGATCTTACGGCGCTCGTCTTCGTCGTACAGCGTGGAAATAAGACGATCCCAATGGTCATGAGATCCTTCCGCGAGCGCATAAGGCAGACGACGAGTCGCGTAGGACTCCTTGCGTACCTCAGTGTTCGCGAATGTGAGTTTCCGGTCCAAGGGACGAGTTGTGTCCGGCATGGACGAAATCCAGTTGCGGTATGCAGTCCAGCTCTTAGAGGCGTAATCCCCCAGGAACTGAAACCGCGTACCGCCTTGATAGGAACCCTCGAGAGTCTTCGCGAAGTCACGAAGCTCCTTGTCGATGAGTTCGACGACTCGAAACTCATCTGTGTTCCATAGACCCTTCTCCTCGTCCCACACGGCCACGAATGAGCCTCCCTGAACGAGGATATCGGTAGACCTTGCGACCCTAAAGTCGGGGTAGATCTCCACAACCCCATTCTTCGAAGCCCGCTGGCGCGGG